CGTCGTTCAAGTTCTTGTGCGCCAACACCAGTGTCGGCAGCAGCGAGTTTCGTGAGAACAGCGGGGCGGGTTTCATCTGGGGTGAACAGGACGGTCGGGACGTCACGGTTAGCCATAAGGATTTCGGTTGCGAACACAGTCTTACCTGAGTGAGCGAAACCGTTGATCAAACACAGTTCACCTGGGGCTACGCCACGGATACATTCATCGAACTGTTCGATGCCAGTGAACACTCGCAGGTGTGGTGATTCAGCAAACTTGATGAACTCGTCTGCCGCATCCGATAGAGGTTTGTAGTAGTGACCCACACCGGATTCGAACCGGCTGAGTCGTTGACTGATTTCATCTTCGAAAAGGTCGCTCATGTCCAACTTTCAGTTTGAAACTATCTGCACAGATGGAAATGGGGCACACCTTTCGGTGTGCCCCATTTCTCCCAACCCGCTCCCCAGCGGCTTTCTGTCAGGAATCCTGCTTGATGATCCCTGCCCGTGACGGGTCACGGTCATCCGGGATCAGCGGGGATTCCCCGTTCTTCACTGCCTCCTTGAAGAACGCACCAAACTTGCCGTGGTTCACCCAAACAGCAGTGATGCCCTTCTCCTGGCACTTACGGACAACCCACTCAGGGACCGGTTCACGCAGGTCCTTCTCGTTCATGACCTTGATGCCAGACGACTGGACAGTCGTACCGGTCATCTGAGAGCCAACCTTGTCGGCTGCCGAACGGACAGTCGGGGTGGGTGCGTGCTTCTCACGGATCACACCGGACTCATCCATGAACGTCTCAACACCAAGCGTGTCAAACACTGCACTCTTGGCAACGTTCAGCATGTCAACTGCACGACCGGAAACGTCTGCGTCGGACATGTTCGGGTCCACGTTATCTTCCACCCATACTCGGGCGGTAGCATTCTGGTAGTCGCCCAGGTCGATCTTCCGTTCGAACGTTACGGAAATCTTCCTGGTGTTGATGTCAATGTTTTCCATTGTTACCTTTCCTCGCTGAAAATGAGGGGTTTGAAGTCAGTGTTCACTGACTGGATTTGAAGGTTCTTATCGGACTTCAACAGCATAACAACACTGTCAACAGTTGTCACGAAATCTTCTTCGGTGAACTCGTCACCGACTTTCAGAGTGAAATGAAGTCTGAATGTTTGACTCACCACTTCTCCTTGTCAGCCCAGTATGCGGCTGACATCTTGCCCTTGCTGATGTTCTTCTGATGGCGGGCCTTGAACGAGGCCCGCTTCTTCTTCATCGCATCGGACTCGCCAGGCTTCGGCTTCCCAGCCGTCTTAGCACCCTGTTCACCGAACCGGATCGTCTTGATCTTATCGCCTTCCTTGGCGACAACGATGTGGGACTTCTTCGGATGGTCCGGGGTGCGCTTCGGCTTGTTGTAACCGTTGACTCCCGCCTTCTTCAAACGGGAATCAACCTTCTTCGCTGGCTTGCTCGCTGGCTTCTTCGCTGGCATCACTTCTCCTTTGATGGTGTAGGCCAAACGTATGGTATGTCGTCTGGCATGTCAGGCCAGAACGCTTTGTAATGAACCGGATTCTTACGAATCAGGTTCGACTTGTGCGAGTCTGCGATTTCATTTAGAAAATCTGGCATTTCCAAACGGCCAGGCAACTCCAACGACAAGTTCAGGAAACCATTCAGCAAGGTGTCGTTGTAACCACGACGGCACCATTCGATACAACACGCTACACCGTAGCGTGCCAGGGCACGCTCGTTCCCAGCCCACATTTTGGTGGCAGGATGATTTACCCATCCTGGAGTCGATGTCGGGTTCCCGTACTTATCCACCTTACGCAAAGCGTTCAAGATTTGCAGAGCCTCAACACGCTGCTTACCGAGCCGCCGGTAATCCAACGTTCTGAAACCCGCAACAATATCAGTTCCCAAAGGTGCAAAGGTTTGCATCACTCACGCCCAATCTTCACCAACGAACATGCCCTTGCAGGAATCCCACACAGGGCACCACTTCGGACCACACAACGCATGATCGTCACGCAACGGCCACATCTCACTATTCGATTCGATCTGATCCGCAATGTTATTCACCAGCATAGTCAACCACGACCACTGCCCGTTACCACGGAACACTGAAACACTTTGCGCTTCAGCGGTACTGGCACGCCGAATAAAAATGCGATAGTCGAAACGGTACAGTCCGTCACCGTCAGGGAGAATGTATCCCATGCTGGCCGCAGCGTAAGTATACACTGTCGGCTGATGCGCCCAACGCTGCTTCTCCCAACGCCTGTACTCACGGCCCGATGACTTCCAATCAACAACCCGATTCTCAGCAATGTCGATGATGTCGGCAGTGCCAGCCAAACGGATTTCACGAACCAGACGGTCACCCGTTCGCTTCACGAACGGAATGTTGAAATAGTTTTCAATCAGAAAACTTGCCGGGTCCCTCTGGAGCCAGTACGCCCGTTCTTCCGAAACAAACCACGACTCAACCAGATTACAGACTGCACCAACAGCCTTAGCAGGATCGTCACCGTACGACTCCGTTCTGTACACGATACCGTTACTCATGAAACCTGAAACGGTTTCACCTATCCAGTCGGTCGCCCACTTCTGGGCGGCAGCCAAAGATGAGAACGGCTTGCCGGAAAGTTCACGTTCGATGGCGGCGTGCAAACACGTTCCGATGGTGGCAGCATCCGTCTCAACACGAATCGTTGGTTCATCATCGAACTGTGCGCCAGGACCGATGTGGTTCACAACACGGAACTGCTCGGGGCATGTCACATAATGTGAGATGTCTGACTGGTGCAGCGTCAACACGCCGTCATCGTATTTCATTCTGAAACATCCCCTACTGGTTCGGTATCCTGGATTGCGTCCGCTGCTGTACGCAGCGACGCTACCAGACTGGTGTTCTCGTTCGCTGCCTTGGCGAGCAAGGCGAGAATCTTGTCGGTTTGTGGGATGGCGATCCCACCGGCAGCGAACTGCAAGATGACGCCGACCACTTCCGAAAGTGCTTCGATGGTGTCGGCTGCTGCTGCCAATAGTTCCTTGTCGGACCGGTCAGGCACGGCGGGCCTCCTTTAGTTCTTCGTCAACACGCTTCAAGATTTCGGTGCGCCGCTTCTTGTAATCGGCAACGGCTTTCAGTTCGGTGGCCGTGAAGGTGTAGTCCCAAATGTCGAACTCTTTCGGGATTTCACGATACCGGACTCTGGTGGGCTTTTCTTTCTTGTCGGTAACGTAACTGTTGCTGCCCCGCTGCTGCGGGGTCAGCCCACCGTACACGCCGTACGGCAGCCTGTTTTCGATTGCGAACTCCAGACACTGGGTGCGAACTGTGCATTCCTGGCAGTACGCCAGTGCTTCGGCTGTCTTGTTCGGGGATTTCGGACTGAAAAAGATTTCCAGGTCTGCGTTGTTGCAGTTCGCTAGTTCAGTCCAGTTTGCTTCTTCGGACACGGGTTGCCTTGCTTTCTGGGGAGTTGGTTGGTTTGCTAACTGGTTGACACACCCCCCTTTAGGGGGGTGTGTCAGCTAGTTACTGGTTAGTGTAACTGGTTGGGTTTGTGTTTTCCGACACATGCAGGAAGATTTGACACAAACTTTACCTTGCCGGGTGTTATTGCATCATGATTGCAGCAGCGAGCGATTCGAAGAACGAGTTGACCACGGTGGTCAGTATCTCACGGTCCTTCCGATGCAACTTCGCCCATTCGTCCTGGTAGTGGGCGACCATAGGGGAACGCTCGCTGATTCCTTTATGGTCGATGGGAGCGAACCTGTCCAGATCGAACCCGATCCCAGGACCGCCTCCGTCACCGATGTCGAACACAACAAGTTCCGACTCGACATTGTACAGCACGTCACCGTTCGGGTTTTTCAGACTGAAACCCGCTTGGAACCGGTCGCCACTGTTGGCCTGACTGATTTCAATCATCCAGTCAGTTGAACATGCCCCCATGCACAATCCTGGGGCCAAAGCCATCATCAGTACGTCACGGTACATGTTGTCGTACACGTCGTCCAGAATGGTTTCCATCATGTCGTCAATGGCTGGTAGACCATTCAACGGGAAGTTCTCGTTCGGGCAATCGAAAGATTGTCCACCGACCTGAACACTCAGGGTGTAATCGTCAACTGTTGTCATTGTCATCCTCCTGGATGCTGTTGGAAAGCAGTTCTTCGAACTGCCCGAAATCTACGCTCATGTCAGTGAACATTGTTTGCACTTCGAAATCGTTACTGACCCAACCATTGAACTCTGCCACACTCAACCTGGCGTCCTTCGTGATCGGATCAACGGACACCAACGGTGCCTCATCGGCCGCACCGAACAAACGAATCTTGCGAGGGTCAGCCAGAACCTCGGTCACCTCATGGACATCGAAAGTGAAATGGGTCCACAACTTGTCCTTTTCACGTTCCGGCCAGTAACCGGTGAACAACCACATGGCAGGGATCGAATGCGAGCAGCGTCCCTCACCCATGTATTCGAACACTGCCTCGCTGGTAACGAACGGCAAAGCAACCGAACGCAAACTGAACCCGACACCGTGAACGTACGTCCCGTAGTTCACGGCCATGCAACCATCAGGTTGATGAAACACGAAGTCAACTTCACCACTCATTTGATTCCCCTTTCCAGGACCAAACCTTGTTGTTCTACAAACATCCTACCACCAGGCAAACAGAATAGTTGCTTAGCGGACGAAACTTTCTCACCGGATTTCATAATGAAACCATCCGACACACGATAGATAGGAGCAAGCTCACCAGACGCTTCTTCTAGCTTACGTTCAACCCAGAACGGTCGAACATTCACGACCGGAGACTCAACCCATGTTGACGCCATGCTGCGCCTGTTCTCGTTTTCCTTACACCAGATGAAATCGGGATTCTGGCACCACACAACCCTGGGGTTAGCCAGGTTTCTGTAAATGGATTTTGGTGCCACGAAACCATGCACTCCCCATCCCCGAGAGTAATGGTGGGTAACCTTGTACGGGTAGCCTGGCTTCACGTTCCTAGTGGTGACAATGCCGGTCAGGTCGTAAACGTCCACGTCCATCATCCGAGATGCACCACTTCCGCATCAATCTCATCCCAGTGCGCCCCAACAATCTTCATGATGTCCAAACGACTGTTCTCATCACCGACAGTCAAAGCAGCGATGTCCTGCCGTGCTTCCTCAATCGTCTTGTACAGAACCAGCAGCGGATCGCCATGATACGTGCCATACACTGCGAACATTTCACCGGTCATTTCGTTTCCTCCAACACTGTCAGTTTCCATTGCATTCTCTCCTGTCGTTTCAAATAGCGGCGTTCACGGTCCCGTTCCCGTGGACCGGACGACCGGCAGCACCCGTAGGTGCAGCGCACAGCCATCCGGCCCAACATCTTTGCCTGGTTCATTCGGCAATCACCTGGCAGCCGTCATCCCACACCAACATGCCGCCGTCGATGCCCAAGGCGGCAACCGTTTCGAAAGCCAACTTGCAGCGTACGATCAGTTCCATGCCACCGATGTCGTCGGGGTTCTCAATCCCGGGGATGAACAATGGAATCCAAAAGACCCCGTTCGGGTGGATGAAGAACGTGTGCAGATCGTCACCGTTCTCGAAATATTCGTCGGAGAAATGTTCTGCGCTCATGGTAAATAACCTTTCTTTTCGTGTTTCGATTTGAAATAATAGACTTCGGGCAGTTTAGCATCTTACCCAGGATGAGACAACCCTAGTCCCTAGTCGTCAGATTCGTCAGAGTCAACACAGTCCGGGCACAAACCGTTGTGCATATCCCAGCCAGGATCAATCTGACCAGCCAAAGCATCCTCTGCCTGCGCCTCGTTGAAATAGGTGTCGTCATCATCGACGAACAGGTCAAGCCTGGCACCACAGTCGCAGTCAACGTAACCCGTGATGGTCATTTTCGTGATGAAGATATCCATTCTCATCTTTCCTTTCAGTTTGCAATCAGTATCAGATCGAACCACCCTAGTCGTCCTCGCCCCAACGGGCGAAGAACGCTAGGATGATAGACACGATGACCAGCAGACCACCGTAGATTTGAATCGGGTCCATCAGTTGAACTCCGCATCCTGCTCGACCACACCCAACGCCTTGAGTTGATCGAACACCCAACGCTCCGCATCGGCCGGATCACCATGAGTGAACCAACGCTGAGACAAGTCCATCGTCAGATCGGCACCAACAATGTTGGCGTGCTGAATGGCAGTCACCGTACCGTAGCCGCCACCTTTCTGGAAACCGTAACGCTTGCGGATGCTGGGGGACTCACCCTCCTGGAGAGCGAAGATCAACCGGCGCAGCCACGACGGGTTACCCAGGGCGAACTCGACCGCCGACTCGTCCATGATCGTACCGGCAGAATGCAACCGGGTCAGGACCGACCAGGCTTCACTGTCCAGGTTCTTGCCGTTACGGGGCCGGACGCTTTCTTCGGCCCAAATCTCCAACTCGTAACCCAACGTGGCAAGGGCACGAACCAGACCGATCAGAGCCTGACCACGGGCGAACAACTGTTGGGCGGTGACCGATGACGGGATGCTGTAGCCGACAACCAGACACAAGGCACGCTTCGAAACCTCATCCTCGTTCGGGACGAACTCAAACATGCACTCCGGTTCGCCGTCCAGATAGCGGGCGATGTCGAAACTAGCGCCCGACACGTTGTACCGGTACTCCAGTGTGTTGTCAACGTACTTGCGGATTTTCGGCACGATACCGTCGAACCAGCGGCGCATCTCGGCGGCACCCTCGGGTGCCCAGCCGCCGAACTTAGCGAACCGGATCGCTTCCGGCAGATCGGCCGTGCCGTGCCAACCATCGGTCGGGTTGTTGCTAACCCCAGTTGAGGTTTTGTCAGCAGCAGCAGCCGCTGCGTCAATGAACTTGTGGATCGAATCGAACTGGTGGAGTGTGTACTTCATGATCGTAACTTTCTGTGAGTGTTGAATGTTGCAGATTGAAATCCGGGCCGGGGGGCCGGAGGGATTGGAAACCCCCCGACCCGGAAACCCTAGATCAAGACCAAGCCTTGATCTTCGCCTTCTGGTCGTCGTCCAGCGCACCGAGGAACGTCATCTCGCACGCCTCACCGATGGTGAACGCACCGTCACCCGGTGCGATCATCTTCGCACCGATCACCGAGTCTCGCATGGTGACGAAATGCTTGATACCCAACGCATCGACGGCACGCCGGGCGTGACGGACCTGGGTCAACCAGCGGTCAGCGAGACTGTCGCCGAGCATACCGGCAACGATGGCCGTCTCCATGCGTTCGTCAGTGTCGATGTACACCTTGGCGAACCGGTTCAGTGACGCCGGGTCCAGTTTGGCACGCCCAGCGAACTGGGCAGTCGGACCGGTCCCGAGCGTGTTGGCGGTGGCCAACATGCCGAAGTCGAGATGGGCGAGATGCTTGCCGTTCCCGAACTCGAAGATACCGTTCGCCAGCGCACTGTTCAACCCGGCGACGATGGCCGGGTTGGAGTTGTCCAACTCGTCCCCGACGTACAAGCCACCGGACGTGAACGCCCGATAGAACGCCGTTTCCTTGAACTCGCCGGTGCCAGGGATCATGTACCCCTTGATATCGGACATCGGTGACATCGGGTTGAACCCTTCGATCTCGACGGATCGGCCGAGAGCCTCACCGACCTGAAGGCACATATGCGACTTGCCGGTCCCTGGCGGGCCAGGCAGGTAGACGTGAGTCCCCCGGGCCACCAGTCGGAGCACGGTGTCGAACTTGCTGTGGCGAACCTCGGGGATCTTGCCCTTGACCTTGCCGTCGATCTTCACGAACGACGGCTTCGCCTTGCCACCCGTGCCACCCTTCGGGATCGACTCCCGAACCTGGTTGCCAGCCTGCCGGGCACGAGACTCGGCAATGTCGATCACCCGAGGCTTGAACGTCTCCCAGAGACTGTCGGCGAACTTGTCACCGAGCGATTCATCCTCGCCAGGATCGTGTTCAAACTGAAAATCCATGTCATCCTTTCCGTCCGATTCGTCGTCCGACTGTTCCTGGTCAGACTGGTCGCCCGACTCACCATCGGACTCGTCACCCGACTCACCATCCTGGTCGGACTCACCGTCGGACTGGCCGTCGGCATCGCCGTCGGACTCGTCACCCTGGCCGTCACCCTGGCCGTCGGCATCGCCGTCGGCATCCTGCCCGTCCCGGTCCGACTCGTCGCCCGACCCACCGTAGCCGAACCCATCCCCGAAATCCTCGGGAGTGAGATGCAGCACCGTGGCTTTCGGCATGTCGGCCACCGTATCGAACCCGTTACGGTCAGCAGCCCGGGCCGCAGCCTTGCACTCGTCCATCGTCCACTCGTCCATCGGGACGGTGAACCCTTCCTGATCGACACCGTTCACGATGCCGTTGTAGGTCTTGTGAATCGTATTGAAACGCATTTCGAATCCCTCCAGATTCTTTCATTTTGAAACCCGACACCATGTCGGGCAGCACCGTTGGTGCAGTCCCCACCACCGACCGAAGCCGGTGGTGAGTCAGTAACAACGATACCCGGCCAATATTACAGAACCGTTACAGAAACTTTACAATCCTGTTACAATCCTGATGGTGGGTCAGCGCCGGATCATGCGGACATGCTCCGGATCATTCTCCGACGGAATCACCCCCAATCGGATACCGATCACCAACACCCCGATGGCAACCACGATCACCGTGGCAGCCTTGACGTACACCATCACCGTCTCACGCATCGTTCGAACCTTTCAGAATGAAATCCCAACGGGCACCACCAGCCCGACGGAACACGACGAGGCGGCCCCGCAGGTCACGGAAACCGTCGGTCAGTTTGTTGCACCCCTGCTGATCCGAAACACTCCCCCACCCGATGGTTTCGGGGATGACGTGCCACACCGGGGCGTGATCCTCGCCACGGTTCACGAAGGTGACCATCGCCATGTTGTAGTGCCACACCGTCCGAATCTGGCGGGGAACCAGCCCCACCGTCGTCCAGCCGTCACGGTAGGACCAGTGCCCCACCTTGTGCACCTTGCCGTCGTACTCCCACGACTTCACCGTGGGTCGCATGTCACTGATTTTCATTTCATCCCTCCCAGGATTTCAGATTGAAACCGATTTCATTTTGAAACCGGCCAGCACCCGATAGATGCAGTCCCCGCCACCGCCCCCATTGGGGGGCGATGGCAAGTCAGCACCGACCGAACAGTTAGCCCCAGAGCGCAGCCACCGACAGCAGCGCCGACGGATCGAACACCTGGGTCACCGGAGACCCGGCGGCATCCAACCACTCCAACACGACCCAACGACCACCCGGACCCCTGGTCGCCCCGACCAACGGCGTCACGAACCCATGCACCACCAGAACCAGGGACGTGCCATTGTCGAAATAATCGACCAGCGTGTTCGCCGTGACATCCTCGGTCATGACCGCCACGTTCTCGACCAGATTCTTAGCCATTACAACTACCCTTTCAGTTTGAAACCGGTTTCAGATTGAAACCGGACAGTGCCACCATGACACCCTAGAACGCACCAACCGGAGCCGATGCGCCCTAGGCTGCCATCGGGTTTCAGATTGAAACCCGATGGGCACCCCGGTCACTTGACCGGCCACCCCATTTCGGTCGGGTCCGGGGAGATGGTCGGCGCCTTGTCCTGGTACCAATCACACCGTTCCACTGCCTGGTCAATCGCCCGCATAGCCCCGACCAGGGTGGCATCCTCGACAATCTCCAGGACAACCATGCCAGTGCCACGCATGGCCCCGGTGGGATACGTACGGATGACCGGAACCCGGACAGTGTACGTTACTCGCTTAGCCATAATCACGAACCTTTCAGATTGAAACGGGACCGGATTTCAGATTGAAACCCGACCGGGTGCCGATAGCACCCTAGGACCCACCACCCGGAGGCGATGCACCCTAGGGCGCCATCGGCCCATGATGGGCCGATGGCGCCGGGTGGTCACCCGGCCAGGAACGTACGCACCACCCCGGCGATGTCGTCATCGGTGGCACCTTCAAGGCGGCACTGGCCCAGCATGGCCGTGAGCCGGTCCTGCCACGGAGTGGCGTCCTGGTCGTCCTGGTCGTCCTGGTCGCCCTGGTCGTCCTGGTCGTCCTGGTCGTCCGACGGGTGGACCTTGCTACCGGTGGCAATGGCGTACAGTGCCGACGGGGCGCCGAACGCATCGACGAGTCCCACGATGGAACGGGCACGGTCGTCGCCATCGGCGCCGAGTAGACCGGTGGCCACGGTCACGAGACCGGTGAACCCGGCCAGGTCGGCATAGCGGACCACCCGGCGAGTCTGCTCAGTGTCGACACCGGTGGCGATCGCACCCAGGACACCGGCAACCGTGCGCAACTTCGTGATGACACCGCCGGTGGTCCCCAGGATTTCGGCCAGGTCCTTGCCGGACATGGCGTCGACGGTCTCGTCCTGGTCGGCACGCCGGTCCCGGTAGGCCACGACGGCCGTCGTGGCGTAGTTGGCGGCATTCTGCCGGTCACGGGTGACGGCTTGGTGACGGGCGATCATGCCCGACGCCTTGTCAGCGTCGGCATCGGTGTGGAGATCGAACATGGGGATATCGGACTTGCGCATTGTAGGAACCTTTCAGATTGAAACCGGCCGGACTGGCCGGGTGCCACCGGACCACCCGGCGACAAGAGACAAGCTAGGGACCCAAAATCAAGACAACTACCATCTAAAGTCAAGTCTAGATCAAGTTCAAGCCGTAGCGCCCCCCAATGTTGGGGAGTCGAAACGGCCCACCACCACCACCACCACCGGACCGGCCCGAACCGTTGCCGGACCGGTCGTCGCACTGCCGGAACACTTGTTCCGAAACTAGGGCGGGACTGGAACGAATGATCCCACTAGTTTCAGATTGAAAAGGTTGCACCCTGAAACGTTTGCGTCCGCAAGGAAACCCACCCTGACCTGCACCGGGGTATAGTGGGTGGGGTACCCCCAGGTCCTATAATAAGGTTGGTTGGGTTCGGTACATCTGTGGGTTTTGTGGTGTTGTGTTTTTGGGTGTGTGTGGGGGTTGTTTGTGTGGTTTCTGTAATTTTTGTGTAACTTTTTGGTTGACTGTGTGTGGTTTTTTGGTGACTGTGTGTGGTTGTGCCTGGTGAGGGGGTGTTTTTGTGGGGGGACGTGTTTTGTTACTAGTATACTGGTTGAACGAATCACCCTCCGAGGTGATTCGTTCACTGGTTAGTTGGTTGGTTGGTTAGTTAGCGAACAACCACACCTTGTGGGTGTGGTTGTTCAACTAGTTAGTTAGTTTGTGGTTTCGGACAACACTTGGGGTGTTGTCCGTTTTTGTTTTTCTGTTTGAAAGGTTGGTCCCTCACTTCGTTCGGGGGTGTCCGTGTCTGGGACGTTTTTTGTTGTTTGGTGAGATGAAAGGTGTTTGTTGTGGGTGAACCTGGCAGGAAGAAGCCTGGCGTGTTGGTGGATGTGTATTCTAAGTCTGAGACTTCTTTGAAGTTGAAGAATGGTCGTCCGTCTAAGGCGTCTTTGCAGCGTGCTAAGCGTGATTTGAATGATCGGCAGGTTTCGTATGCTGCGTGGCTGGCTACGCCTGAGGCGTACCGCCAGCCTCGTACGAGGACTGAGTTGGCTAAGCAGTTGGGTGTTTCTGAGTATACGTTGTGGCGTTGGGATCAGAATCCGAAGATTGTGTTGGCGTCTCGGTGGATGGTGTTGCAGCGTGCTGGTGATCCTGGTCGGGTTGGTCAGATCATTGATTTTTTGCATGAGGTGGCTACTGATGAGGTGCAGACGACGAAGTATCGTTTGGAGGCTGCACGGGAGTATTTGGCTGCTGTTGGTGTGAAGCAGATGTGGAAGAATCCTGAGCCTGAGTTGTTGCAGGTGACTGAGTTGTCGGACATTGATTTGGAGATGTTGTCTGATGATGAGGTTTGGGAGATGTATAATGAGTTGGCTGGGAATAACGGTGATCCGTTGAAGGAAGCTGACGATGAGGGTTCTGTTGAATGATTTTTTATTTGGGTGTTGATAGATGTCGTTTTTTGTGGACGGTTGAGAATATCCCGATGTTTATGTCCCATCGTGTTTTGAGAAGGCAGAAGTCGTGGAGGCGGGCGGCTTCTCGATGGTGCTTAGATTCTGGTGGGTTTAGTGAGTTGTCTCAGTTTGGTGAGTGGACTATTAGTCCAGAGGACTATGTTGAGGCTATCTATAAGTATCAGGATCAGATTGGTAGTATGGATTGGTGTGCTATCCAGGATTGGATGTGTGAGCCGACGATAAGGAAGTTTACTGGTAAGTCAGTTGAGGAACATCAGCGTTTGACGGTTGACAACTTTTTGTTATTGACTGAGATGGCTCCTGATTTGCCGTTCATTCCCATCCTTCAGGGATGGGAATTGCAGGATTATGTGTCGATGGTAGACATGTACGCTGATTCTGGTGTTGATTTGTTTCAGTTTGAAACTGTTGGTTTAGGGTCAGTGTGCCGCAGGCAGTCAACTAAAAGTGTTTTGGAGATTGTGAAAGAATTGCAGCCGTTGAAGTTGCATGGTTTTGGTGTGAAGGGTGATGGTTTGTCGCTGTACGGCGATTTTTTGACTTCTGCTGATTCTATGGCTTGGTCGTATTCTGGAAGGTTTGTGCAGCCTTGTCCTGAGACTGGATTGGCAAGTTGTCAACATTGCTTGCATTATGCTTTGGAGTGGAGAGAGAAGTTTGTCAATGAAGGTTCGTAAGACTGTTAGTGCTTCTGAGGGTATCACTGAGCAGAAGTTGCAGAATGAAATCCAGTTCAGGTCTTGGTTTCCTGCTGAGGCTGTGTTGGATGCCCGTAACCGCATTCCTGATGAGGAATGCGATAGGCTGGTTGAGGGTTTCCGGTTGTTTTGTTTGCAGGCGATCCGTATCAAGGTGCCTGGTTCCAGGGTGCCGTTTGAGTTGCGTGAGGCGCAGTTGGATACGATTCGGGCTTGGATTCAGAATCGGTATACGATTACGTTGAAGGCCCGTCAGATCGGGTTTTCTACGTTGGCTGCTGCTTTTGCGTTGTGGGTGGCTTTGGGTGGTTCTGATCGGCAGATTTATATGTTGTCTCGCCGTGAGAAGGACAGTATCAGTTTGTTGAATAAGGTGAAGTTTGCGTATAAGTCGATGCCTGAGTGGGTTCGTCAGCGTTCTTCGCATGTGTTGGATCGAACGAATCTTAGGATGTCGTTCGATAATGATTCGTTTATTGAGTCGTCTCCGACTGCTTCTGATCCGATTCGTGGTGAGACTGCGTTTCTGGTGATTGTGGACGAGTGGGCGTCGTTTCAGAATGAGGAAGAAGCGTGGGCTGCTATTGAGCCTGTGACGGATGTTGGTGGGCGGTGTGTTGGGCTTTCAACAGCGAAGGGCGAGGGCACGTTTTTCCACAGGTTGTGGGTGGGGGCGACAACCAGTAGCAATAGTTTCGTGCCGGTGTTTCATCCGTGGTCGGCGGTGCCGGGTCGTGACGCTAAATGGTATGAGGACAAGAAGGCGAATATGGAGCTGTGGCAGCTCCATCAGGAGTATCCGTGTTCGCCGGAGGAAGCGTTCATTGGTTCAGGTAATCCGTATTTCGATTTGGAACGTTTGCGAGAGATGTCTCTCAAGGAAGGGATTGGTCGGTATTTCATTCAGATTTCTTCTCAGGGTGGGAATAGGTTTGAACTTACGGAGGCATCAGATAATGGGCCTTTGGTGGTCTTTGAGAAACCGAAACGGTCTGAGACGTATGTGATTGGGGCTGACGTTGCTCAGGGTTTGGATCATGGTGACTGGTCTGTTGCGTATGTGATGGAAGCGAAATCTGGGGATATTGTGGCTGTGTTCCGTGGGAAGCCTGAACCAGATTATTTTGGTGAGATTATTGCGGCTTTGGGGTACATGTACAATTATGCTTTGGTGTGCCCGGAGGTGAACAACCACGGTCGTACAACCGTCGATACGCTTCGACGGTTGAAGTACAGTCGGATTTATCGTCGGCGTACGAAACTGAAAACGATTGAGTCTCCTACTGAGACGATTGGCTGGTTGACTACGCATGGGAATAAGGTTGATGTGATCAACCAGTTGTCTCAGTGGTTGCGTGTCCATAATGTGCCGCATGAGCCGACTGTTGCGGAGTTGAAAACGTTTGTGCGTGATCAGAGGGGTGAACGCATCAAGTTGCATGGTTCACCTCATGATGACTGTGTGATGGCTTTGGCTATTACGATTGAGGCACGAAAGTATGCTGTGATGAACAATATTGGGTCGGTTATCCCGAAGGATGTTCCTGGCAGTATTGATTGGTGGGCTAAGAAGTTGACTGGGCCGTCACGGAAACGTCGTGTCGGCCCGATGATCTAGCATCGGGACACTTTTTGCTGTTTATAGAGAATCTGGCGGTCCAAGGCATCTTTTTTGTCGGGGGAAGCCGGGTGGTGGCCTTCGGACCGTCGGGTTCTCTACCAGTTTTCAATTTGAAAGTTTATGATGAGCGTTCATTACATCGAATGTGACAACTGTGGTCGTGAACTTCCTATCGGGAAGTTTGATTTGTCTGGACGGGACCCGGGCACTTGTTTCAAGTGCCGGGTTTCAACTATTAGTTTCACGAATCCGATCAAAACCGGTCAGGGTGATGATGCTTGGCGTCATGACACGATTCGTGATTATCAGCGCCGTCAGGTCGCTGAGGCTGCCGAGCAGGGCCATGAGGCTATCCCGGCTTGGCATACCACTGGGACGGGAACCACTAGTGGTTCGATGCAACGTTTGTCTGATCATCTAAATAAGTCGGAACAGGTGAAGTCTGATGCCAAGTAATTATGATGCGTTCATTGACCAGGAGTCGTCTGGTGATGGCTATGGTCGTGATAACGCTAAGAAGAAACTTGGTCGTCATCGGGCGAACGTGCAGAACTCTTTGCGTCTCCGTAAGGATTCTGAGTGGGATGACAAGTGGTCTAACCTGATCAAGATTTATAGCAACAAGTATCCTTGGGATGAACTTGGTTCATATGAGGATATTGTTGTGCCGAATATGGCGTTTTCGACTGTGAACGTGATTGTTCCGTCGATTGCTGTGAACATTCCGAAGGTGAATGTTACTGCTAAGAATCCGAAGGATCGTGAAACTGCTGCTGTTGTTGAAGCGGTGGTGAATCATCATTGGCGTGAGTTTGATGTCCAGGACGAAATCCGTGCTGCCGCTAAGGATTTCGTTATTCTTGGTCACGGCTGGGTGAAGATCACTTGGGAAACTAAGATGGCTGACCGTGAGTTGTCTGTTGACGAATGGCAGGACGCTGTTCGTGAACAGGTGATGATGCAGCAGCAGTTGGCTCAGTCTGGTGTGTTGGAAGATGATCTTCCGACAATGGATGAGGTTATTGAATCTGTTCCTCGTACTGTTGAGGAAACGGTGAAAGACGCACCTTTGGTGCGTCGTATCAGCCCGTTCGATATGGTTGTTGATCCTGATGCTTTGCGTATGCAGGATTTGCGTTGGATTGCTCAGCGTTCGTTTGTGCCTATTCAGGTTGCCCGTGAAAATGAGGATTGGCAGCCTTCGGCTCGACGCAAGTTGAAGGCTACGGTGTTGTCGGATGCTCGGGATGATGTGAAGGTTGATGATTCGCATCGTTCTAAGGATGCTGGTTTCGTTGTTGTCTACGAGTATTATGATTTGATCAACGAAACTGTTTGTGTTTTCGCTGATGGGTGCGAAGAATTTTTGCAGAAGCCTTCTCAGTCTCCGTTCCCTGGTGTGCATCCGTTTGTGTTCATGCCGAACTATGAGGTCCCTGAACGGTTTTATCCGATTGGTGATTTGGAAACCATTTATGGTTTGCAGCTAGAGTTGGCTATGACCCGTACCGCTATGATCAATGATCGTAAGCATGGTAAGCGGATTCATATGGTGCGTTCTGCGGCTATCGGCCCGGAAGGTATGCAGGCTCTTGAGTCTGGTGACGATGATGTCCTGATTGATGTGTTGGAGGATCGTCCGTTTGGGGATGTGTTGCAGTCGGTTCAGCCGACTGCGTTGCATCCTGAGTGGTATACCCAGTCGGATATGATTCTGAACGACATCAACATGATTTCTGGTGTCACTGAGTATTCCCGTGGGCAGGCGGCGAATATTCGCCGTACTGCCACGGAAGCCGGTTTGATTCAGGATGCTGCTAATGCTCGTTCTTCGGACAAGTTGTATAAGATTGAGCAGGCTATGGGCCGGGTCGCTGAGCGTATGATCAAACTTTCTCAGGTGTTTATGGACACTGAGGATGTTGCTCGGGTGATTGACGAGAATAAGGTTGTTAGTTGGGTGCGTTATGATCGCACTGTGTTGCAGGGCGATTTTGTGTTTGAGGTTGAGGCTGGTTCTTCTCAACCTCATAATGAGTCGTTCCGTCGTCAGTCTGCGTTGCAGTTGATGGATGTGTTGTCTCCGATGTTGGGTTCGGGGCTGTTGAACGATCAGAAGATTATTGAGCATGTGTTGCGTTTCGGGTTTGGCATCAAGAATGCGGATCAAATGATGGGTCCGGGTCCGCAGCCTCCGATGCCGGAAGCAGCACCTCCGGGTATGCCACCTGAAGGTATGCCTCCGGAGATGCCTCCGGGGATGCCGCCAGAAATGGCGGGCATCCCTCCTGAAATGCTTGCTCAAATGATGGGCGGTGGCGGTATGCCACCGCAAGGTGTTCCAGGTCCGATGCCTGGAATGTAAATGCTGCCTTCGGGTGGAAGTGGCAGGTCTTAGTACCGAACAGGACGCTGGGAGGTCGGGTTTGCTGCGCTTTCAAAATGAAACCTCTAGGGGAGAATGACTATGGCTAATGTTACTAACCTTGGTTCGAACCGTCTGCTGTCGTACAGTGGCGCTTCGAACACTCTGGCGAACAATGTTTCGCCGTTCACTGTGATCACCGTTTCGCATAGTTCGGCTACCACGCTGACTCTGCCGGAATCGACTGATGTCGATTACGGTATCGGTACGGTGTTCTTCATTGTTCAGGTTGGCGCTGGTGCTGTCACTGTTGCCAAGACTGGTTCTGACACGATCACCGGCACTGCTGCCACTGCTGCTGCTGGTGACACTCTGATCGTGACTCGGACCAGCGCAACGGGCTGGCACAGCGGCCTCGCTACCTGATTTGGGCCACCTGGGTATGTGGTAAAACTGCCCACTATACCATTCTGGTACAGAAACCGTCCCTTTTTTGGGACGGTTTTTGTTTATTATAGGAGAGCAATCTTATAGGACTCTCCCAAAATGGAGAAATGATATGCCTGATACTGATTTGGACGAGGTTTTCGCTGCTGTTTCCAGTGAGTATGAGTCGGCAGATAATGGTTCTGCCGATTTTGAGGATGACGCTGGCGATTACGATGATGTCCAGGTGGATGAACCAGATGTTCTGGAGTCCACTGATGATGTTGATGATCTAGGCGATTACGAAGAAACCGATAACTTCGATGATGGAGCCGGTGATGTTTCGTGGAATTGGGAGGAATATGCTGACCGGCAGGTTCCTTTCAAGGTTGCGGGTGAAGATGGTGTGGTCACGTTGCGTGAATTGCGTGACGGGTACATGCGTAATCAGGATTACACCCGTAAAACCCAGGAGGTAGCCGAGGTTCGCAAGGCTGCTCAATGGGCGCAGGATGTTCAGACTGCGTTCGAACGTGACCCTATGGGCACGTTGGAAGCTTTTGCTAATGCGTATGGTTTGCTTGATCAGCAGGCTGGTGCGGGTCAGCAAGATAAGCGGTTTAGTCTGGATGAACTTGATGAGGATATTCGTCCGTGGGCTGAGCAGGCTATGCAGGCTCAGCAGGCTGCCGCTCAGTTGGAGCGGCGTCTTGCGGATTTGGAAACTGAGCGTATCAAGGCTGAGGTTCGTGCCGAGGTTGACTCGTTGCGTAATCAGTTCGGGGAAAGTTTTGATGCTGTCGAAACGCTGAAGGTTGCGGCTGCTAAGAACATGTCTCTGATTGATGCTCACTGGTATTTGTCTGGGCAGCGTAATGTTCAGATGCAGAAGCAGAATGATCAGGCTGGTCGTGCTGCTGCTGAGGCTGCTGCTAAGCAACGTGAGGCTGATGAGGCTAAGCGTGCTCAGCGTAAGCGTACTGCTTCCGCTTCCTCTAAGGGTTCGTTCCGGGCTTCTGATATTCCGGTAGATGACTTCAATGACATTGGTGAACTGTTTGAGCAGATCGCCGCTTCTAGCGGCGGCTGATCAGGTTTTCAATTTGAAACTTTTGGGAGATTGCTATGGCTATGGATAACATTATTGGTACTACTCTGGAGCGTTACTTCACTTCGGGGAAGGCCACTGACAACATTTTTGCTCGTACTGCTGTTCTGGACTTCCTGAAGCGGCGTGCGAAGCTTGACGCTCAGGGTGGACGTAATGCGGTGCATCCGGTTATGGGTGCCCGTAACAGCACGTTCCAGAACTACTCTGGTTACGATACGCTTACCCCGGCGGTCGATGAAATCATCGACACTGCCGAGTACGACTGGAAGCAGTCGGCTATTTATGTTCCGATCAGCGGTCTGGAGCAGGCGAAGAACAGCGGTGATAAGGCTGTCATCAATCTGCTGAAGGCTAAGACGATGAACGCTGAGACCACGGCTGCCGAGGTCTTTGAGGAAATGTTCTTCCTGGCTGATGGTGCTGGTACCGACAACGGGCAGACGACTTACACGCCTTCGGCTAAGGAGTGGGCTGGTCTGAAGCTGTGGACGAATAACTCGTCCACTGATGTTGGTGGGATTGATGGTACGGCTGATACTTGGTGGCAGGCTTCGGTCGCCACTTCGGTTGGTGCCCTCACCCTTCCTGTTCTGTCGAACAAGTACAACTCGGTGTCGTATGGTACTGACAAGTGCGACTTTGAGGTGACGACTCAGGCTCTGTATGAGGGTTATGAGGAACTGCTTCAGGCTCAGCAGCGGTTCACTGATGCGAGCACTGCGAAGGCTGGTTTCGATAACCTGCTCCATAAGGGTGGCGTTGTTGTCTGGTCGGATTACTGCCCGTCTGGCGAGTGGTACTTCCTGAACAGCAACCATGTGAAGCTGTCGGTGCTTGATTCGAAGTGGATGAAGTTCAACGGTTTCGTGCAGCCTTACGATAAGGATGCCGAGTATGGTCTGATTCTGTGCTACGGCACGTTTGCGACTGATTCTCGTCGTTCGATTGGTAAGCTGTCTGGAGTTACGGCTCCTGCCTGATCCATTTAGCCATCAGATTATATTGCTGGTGGTGCTGTTGAACCGGGGCACCGCTTTCGGTGCCCCGGTTTTTCAGTTTGAAATCTTTTGAGGTTGCGATGAGTGGTATTGACAGGGTTCCTGTTGAAATGTGGCGTAATCCTGACATGGTGAATCGTGTTTATGCTGGCACGGTTCCGATTGGGGATTATGAGGTTCAGGATGCTCCTGAACGTCATTCTTTTGAGTCGTTTGTTGACGATGCTGAGGAATACGTTTTTTGGGGTTCTGAGCGTGAAAGTGTTTCGGTTGTGGAGGAACCTGTTGTGCCTGCGCCTAAGAAGCGTGGTCGCCCGAAGAAGCAGTCTGTTAAGGCCGGGTAAGTCATGCAGGTTTGGCAGGGGGTGCTTTTGGCTGTGCTTGCACCGAGTGGGGTTATTGTGACGTTGCTGGAACGTATGCATCGCCGTAACAATCGGGATCATGAGGCGAATGCTGGTTTGCTTCGGTCGATTGATTCTAAGGTTGACAAGATTGATGGTCGGCTCGATAAGCATATTGAGTGGCATCTTGAACATGATGAGAAACATGGGGTTTGATATGAGTTACCGTGATGCTTTTGATCGTGCTGTGATCACGTTTGTTGCTGGTGCTACTGCTGCGCCTTTGACTGCGGCTGTTTTTGATGTGTCGTTTTTCAAGGCTGCTGGCATTGCTGGTCTGGTTGCTGTGTGGAACTGGGTTGGCCGTTCCGCTCAGGCTTGGCTTGACGCCTGATCACTGATAGGTTCAGATGACTAATATCCCTAACTATCGTTCTCTTGACCCTAACGTCCGTAGGGCGTTGATGTCGTTGAAGGACAGTTTGGGTGAGCGTATTGATGATGCTATTGCTGGTTCTGGGGGTGATCATGGTGGGCTGACTGGGTTGGCTGACGATGATCATCCTCAGTACCATAATAATACTCGGGGCGATGCACGATATTTGCAGTTGACTGGTGGGACGTTGACTGGCGATCTGCTGGTTGATGGTTCTGAGGTTACTGCTGACAGTTTTCAGTTTGAAACCACGGCTGGTGTTGATCCTGTTGCTGAGGGTCAGTTGGCGTGGAATGAGGATGAGGGTACTGTCAATGTTGGGATGGCTGGGGCTGCTGCTGTTTTGCAGGTCGGTCAGGAACTGTTGTTTTATGTGAAGAATCAGACTGGCAGCACTATCACTGATGGTACTGTTGTCATGTTTGCTGGTTCTTTGGGTTCATCGGGGCGGCTTTTGGCCGCCCCGTTTCTTGCTGATGGGACTTATCCGTCTACTTATGTGATGGGTGTGGCTACTCATGACATTTTGAATGGTGCTGACGGTTATGTGACTGCTTTCGGCAAGGTTCGGGGTTTGGACACTTCGGGCTGGTCTGATGGCGATTTGTTGTGGGCTAGCGAGTCGGTTGCTGGCGGGTTGACTACTACTGAGCCTGGTAACGGCTACAACAAGGTTCTTGTTGCTGCCGTTATTCATTCTCATGCTAATAATGGTGTCCTGTTTGTCCGTCCAACGTTTTCTCATGGTGTGGGCGATCTTGAGAATGTTGATCTGACTGGTTTGGCTGATGGTGAAGTTCTGATTTGGAACGACACATCAGGTCTTTGGGAGACTGGACTTCCACCTGAGGGTCCGCAGGGACCCCAGGGGCCGCAAGGCCCGCAGGGTCCCCAGGGTGCTACTGGTGCTACTGGTCCCCAGGGTGCTGTCGGACCGCAAGGTGCTACTGGTGATACCGGTCCTCAAGGTCCTACCGGACCTCAGGGAGATACCGGCCCTCAGGGCGCACAAGGACCCCAGGGCGCTGTTGGCCCGCAGGGTCCACAAGGGGATACTGGTCCACAGGGTGCGACTGGCCCGACTGGTCCACAGGGATTGACGGGTGATACCGGTCCTCAAGGACCGCAGGGTCCTCAGGGTGATACGGGTCCTCAAGGTGCGGTTGGGGATACCGGCCCGCAAGGGCCACAAGGTGACACTGGGCCGACTGGTCCCCAGGGTCCCCAGGGCGACACTGGGCCGACTGGACCAACTGGTCCTCAGGGCGATACTGGCCCACAGGGGCTTACTGGCCCGCAGGGTGATGTTGGTCCGACTGGACCGCAGGGAGCCACTGGTCCTACGGGACCTCAAGGCCCACAGGGTGATACCGGCCCGACTGGCCCACAAGGTCCTCAAGGTGATACTGGTCCGCAAGGTTTGACTGGTCCGCAAGGCGCACAGGGTCCGCAAGGTACTACGGGGCCGCAAGGCCCGCAAGGTGATGTTGGTGCTACCGGCCCGCAGGGACCTCAGGGTCCTGCGGGTGCGGATGGTTTAGATGGTGATACTGGTCCGCAGGGACCGCAAGGTCCTGCGGGTCCTCAGGGGGACACTGGACCCACCGGCCCGCAAGGGCCACAAGGAGATACTGGTGCTACTGGCCCGCAAGGGCCACAAGGCGATATTGGTCCTGCTGGGCCTCAAGGCCCGCAGGGAGATACCGGGGCTACTGGTCCTCAAGGTGCAGTTGGTCCTCAGGGCGCAGTTGGTCCTCAAGGTGCTGTAGGCGATACTGGACCTCAGGGACCTCAGGGTCCGCAGGGTGACACTGGCGCTACAGGTCCGCAGGGACCGCAGGGTGATACAGGAGCAACTGGTCCGCAGGGTCCTCAAGGGTCTACTGGCCCAACCGGTCCACAGGGTCCACAGGGCGATACGGGTCCTACTGGCCCCCAGGGGCCGCAGGGTGATACCGGTCCGCAGGGACCCCAGGGTCCTGCGGGTGCGGATGGTGCGGATGGTGCCACCGATCATGGTTTGCTAACCGGTTTGGCTGATGACGATCATACGCAATATCATAATGATACCCGTGGTGATGCCCGCTACTTGAAGTTGACTGGCGGGACGATCACTGGCAACCTGGATGTTACTGGCGGTTTCACGGCAGGCTCCGGGGATGTTTTGACTGTTTCAGGGTTGGTTTCCGGTGGCATTGATGTAAATGGCCCGATTGATGGCACTGGTAATATTACTAGTAGTGGTGGGGATATTACTGCTACTACTGGTGATGTTGTTGCTGGTGGCAACATTGTTTTGGGTGCTTCTGGTCGAACGATTGCTTCGGTTGAGGGTGCCTCAAATCCTTATGGCACTATCAATGTGTCTGGTGGTATGACCTGGGATGGTTATAGCATTGATGAAAAAGTTGTGTTCATGTCGAATGACGATACCCCGGCACGTTGGGGTATCTATGATGACGTGAATAATGGGTGGGCTGTTGAGGGTACGCTTGGCGCTGAAGTCGGTTTGTTTTATGGCGGCAACGAGAAGTTGACGACGACATCAACTGGTGTTGATGTCACCGGTAATGTTAAGACTAATCACCCGTATTTCGAGTTGCATGATAACGGAACGTGGAGTTTGGCGCACAATACGTCAACTCCGTTGACGTGGGATACGGAAACGTATGATGGTTCCGGTCTGCATGGTTCTAATGGGACTTATATCACTACGAACACGGCAGGCATTTGGTCTTTTAGCTGCACGGTGCTGACTGATAGTTCGTCAACCAACTATTTGCGGCAACTTTCGTTGGCGAAGAACTCTAATCCTGCGTCAAACTCAACTGATCGTTTGGCAACTTCGTCATATATTGCTACCGGTTCGGGTCGTGACTATTTGCATGTTGCTTGGACTGGGTATTTGCCGAGTGGTGTGACGGTGTATACGTTGGGGTATCAGTTGTCTGGTGGGACGACTACTTGGGGTGTGTCGTCTCGTAAAGATACGAACGGTTTCTCTGGTGCTCTTATTTGTGAAATCTAAGGTGGGGGTTTCAAATTGAATCTTTCTCAAATGATCACGTTTGTTCGCAGGCACGCTGATACGGATGCTGTTGATGCGCCGGATTCGAACCTGGAAGTTTATGCCCGTGCCGCCTACAATGATATTCGGCGGCGTGTTCCTGAGTGGGTTGATAATCATGTGTCGGACACTTTGACGGTTTCTTCTGGTGTGGCTGCTTATGCTTTGAGTGGGTCTGCGTTTTCCACTAAGAACGTTGAGTATGTAACGAGTATCACTGGGCCTTCTGAGAATCTGGTTTACATTCCTTGGTCTGTGTATCTGGAAATGTTGGATGGTCCCGATGTCGATTATTCGACTCGGGAAGCATCTTGGTATACGGTGAAGGGTGATGCTGTCTATCTGTTCCCCACCCCCGCTACTGCGGGAGTGGAATACACTGTTTACGGGTACCGGTCGTTCACCAGTTGGCCTTCTGGTTCTGATGAGCCTGATTTGCCTCGTGAGTTCGATGAAGTGATCTGCTGGTATATGCTCGGCATGTATTATCGGGCACAGGAGGACATCAGTATGTCCCAGTTGTATATGGCCCAGTATGAGCAGGGTGTGAACCGGTTCATTGCTTCTTCGATGAAGCAGGATTCGCATTCACCGAAGATTTTTGGTGGGTCGAAAAAGAATCGTTACCCGATGTCGTATTCTCGCTGGTTGCGTCGTAACACTGAGGGGGTCTGATGGCTACTCCTAATGGTGTTATCTATATGCGAGATTTCTCGGGCGGGTTGAACCTGACTTCTCAGCAGCAGAACTTGAATGAGAATGAGACACCTGATTGTTTGAATGTTGATTTCGGGTTGCGTGGCGGTTTTGTGTTGCGTGGCGGGTTTCAATCTCAGGCGTATGATTCGTTGCTTCAGGGTGCAACGTTTCTTTGTCCGTCGTATTTCGCTAATGATGTGATGTTGCTGGCGGCTACTGATGGGAGTTTGTTGGAGTGGGATGGTTCCACTTTGACGGATACGACTGAGGATTTGTCTGATACTTCGGATGTGATTCGGGCTACGAGTTTCAATTCGAAAGTTTATATTACGAACGGTCGTTCGTCTGGGTCGATCATTTCGCAGTCTTGGGATGGGTCAACGTTGACCACGTTGGGGTCAACGTTCAATGATGATTACACGTTGCCTGATGGTGGCGATATGCCGAAGGCTCGGATGGTTGCGAACCATAACGGCTATTTGTGGGTTGCTGACACTGTTGAGTCTGGTGTGAGGTATCCGCATCGTGTCCGGTTTTCGCATTTGCAGCAGCCTGAGGATTGGGCTACTGACGACTATTTTGATGTTGATCCTGGTGATGATGGTGATCCTGTGACGGCTTTGGTGCCGTTCAAGGATCAGTTGCTGGTGTTCAAGGCACGTTCGGTGCATGTGGTTTACGGTTATTCTCGGGACGATTTCTTTGTTGAGCGTTTGACTGGGGCTTCTGGGATCAATTGTTGCCGGAATGTTGCGTACAATAGTGGTGTTGCGTATTGGATTTCTGGTGACGGTCAGATCATGGCGTACAACGGTTCTGGGGTTGTGCCGTTGACGAACAATTTGCGTTGGTGGGTTGAGTCAGGGAAAATTGCTCATTCTGGCAGTCATCGTGTTGTGTGGGCTGATGGACGTTTGTTCATGTCTCTTGTTGCTGGTCCTGCTGAGGATGTTGACTGGTGGCTGTTCGTTTACGATCCGTCGAGCCGGTCTTTGACTCGGTACGACAAGCAGATCACTGACATGTGGCATTGGGAATCTATGTCTGCTGAGCATTCGCTTTACAGTGTTCATTTGTCTGATAACAATTTGTATCGGTATGACCGTGAGTATTCGGTTGACATCATCAACGATGGCGTTGATGATGTTGTTACTCGTATTGACGGCTATTACAGGACTTCTTGGATTACTGGTGGTGAGACTGCTTCGAAGAAGCGGTGGCAGCGGCCTCGGGTTACTGCGGCTGCTGAGACTTCTACGACGTTGGACATGGATGTGTTCCATGATTTCTATGAGAACAATGTTCGTAAGTCGTCTACGATCCCTATTGTGACTGACGAAGATTCGTTGTGGGGAACTATGGATTGGGGTGATCCGTGGGCAGCAGATTTTGATGATACTTATTTCTTTGCTCGGCAGCCTTCTGCTGGTTCTAGTTATGCGGTTCAGTTCCGTTTTAGTTCTGAGGATAATCCTGGTCGTTGGTGGGTTGATTCGATTGCTTTGCCGTTCCGGCGTAAGCAGTTGCGTTGATTTCAATTTGAAAGGTTCATGATGGCTACTGCTAGTGTTTCGAATACGTTTGTGAATGGTACGGCGGCTGATGCTACCGAGGTGAACACAAACTTTTCTGATGTTGTTGATTTTGCGAACAACAGTGTTATTCATCGGGATGGGTCGAAGGCTATGACTTCGGCTTTTGATGCCGGGTCGAACAAGATTGTGAATGTCACATCTCCTACTGTTGGGACTGATGCGGCTAATAAGACGTATGTTGATGCGGCTATTGATGCTGATGTGTCTGCTCATTCGTCTGATACGACGAATGTGCATGGGATTACTGACACGAGTACGTTGTATTATGCTGGGGGTACTGATGTTGCCGTTGCTGATGGTGGCACTGGTGCTAGTGATGCTGCTGGCGCACGTTCGAATCTTGGTTTGGGTGATTTGGCGGTTCAGTCCACGATCAATAATGATGATTGGTCTGGGACAGATTTGGCTATTAGTAACGGTGGTACTGGTGCTAGCACGGCTGTTGCTGCCATGACGAACCTTGAGGGTTCGTGGCTGAGTTTGACTCCTACTAATGGTTGGACGACTGTTTCTGGTCGTCAAAGTTTGCGTTATAGGAAGATTGGGACGACGGTGGAAGTCCAGTTTGTTTTGGAGAACGGTACTTACACCGTGGGGACGACGGTGTTCACGATGCCTTCCACTTATCGTCCTCCGACGATGATTGTTGTTCCGATTGCTTCTGCTGATGTGACTGCCGGTAAGGGTGCTCGTATGAACATTTCTTCTACTGGTGTGGCACAAATTTATGGTGTTGATAGCAACAGTGAGATTGCTGGATCGTTTAGTTTTTCTACGGTCTGATTTCATTTTGAAAGGTTGATGTGATGGCTTATAGCACTCCTTCATATGATTACGGGATGCAAACGAATCAGTTGACGACTGATAAGGGCATTCAGGATGTGATGCAAAATTACGGGCGTTTCTTGGGGCAGGAACGTTTCCGGCGTGGCATGTCTGATGCGAACCGTATGTTCAAGGAACAGTTCCCGAACATTGGTCGTTCGTATAATCGGCGTGGTTTGTATCATTCCGGTTTGCGCCGTGGAGCGCAAACCCAGGAGGCTCAGAATTTTCAGCGGCAAACTGACCGGTTTCGGCAGGATTATGCTACTGAGCAGTCTGCGTTGGAGCAGCAGCAGGCTTTGCGTGACGCTCAGTATCAGAATGCGATGTTGTCGTTGTATGAGCAGATGCAGCAGGCTAGGGCTGCCGGGTATGACCCGTATGGTGCTTTGAGGGGGACTTTCTGATGGCTGATAATAATTATCCTTTTGTGCCTGGGCAGGTTCCTACTCCTGTTGTGCCTTCACAGCAGAGTCGGGTGACGGATTATTATCGTAATCTTGCTGCTGGTAGTCCGTCGTATACGCCTATCACTTATTCTCAGCCTCAGAGTTCTGGTGAGACTTCTGGTAGGACTCAGTATTATCGTCCTACTGCTGCCGACCCTACTGCTATGGCAGACATCCCTCGTCCTGCTGCTGGCAGCACTACTTATAGTCCTCAACAGGATGCTTATCGACGCTACTATTCTCAGTTGACTGGCGAACTGTCTGGTTTGGACCCGAACATTGCTGCCGATATGGCCAATTCTGGTTATTCGTCTGCTGAGATTCTTGCTGCTATTCGAAGCGCACCAGAAATCGGGTCTACTGGCGCTGACGGTCCCAGTGGTTACCCTGGTGCTAGTCCTGCGATGGTTTCAGCGATGCGAGAACTGGCTTCTTCGATGTCGAATCAGGTGAACCCGTATCAGGGTTACGGTGACATCCTTATGGGGATGTATGATCCGGCTTCAATCAATCAGCGTTGGGATAAAACGGCAGCCGATGTGACGGCTGCCGGTCAGGCTGGTACGGCACGTTTGCAGGACATCGCTGGGGCTTTGCAGCCCAGGATTGCTCAGGCTGGGCAGCAGATCAGTGATGCGGTTGCTGCACGCCAGGCGGCTTTGCAGCAGTTGGCTGCTGAGAATGCTGCGGCTCAGGCTTCTGATGTTGGTCAGATGAATCAGATTTTGTCTGCGGCTGATGCTGGGGCGGTGCAAGCGGAGGCTGCACCGTTGCAGAATTTGTTTACTGCGGCTGGTTCAACGCTGGGTGATATCGGTTCGTTGTACGGTCAGTCGATGGCTGATCGTCAGTCGATTGCTCAGCAGTTGGGTGCTGATGTCCAGACAGGGATGGCTCGTGATGAGGCTGCTTTGTTGAATCAGATTGCTGCTCAGCGTGCTGCCCAGACTTCTCAGATGGATTCTGCCCGCAAGCAGTTGGAGGCAGAGTTGTATATGCAGAATCTTGGTTGGCAGAACCAGCAGGCTCAGCAGCGTGCGAATATGCTTATGCAGGCTGCACAGTTGGGTATTGATCCGGCACAGTTAGGATTGTGATATGGCCGATTTGAATAAGAATGGTATTGAGGATTCTCAGGAGTTTCAAACTGAAACTCCAGGCCAGTACGATTTGCGTTACGCTATGAGTGTTCTGGGTTTGGGTCCCGGCTATATGGGTTCTCAAGATAACCAGTTCGCTCGACCTCAGCAGGCTTTGAACTTTGTTCAGGATGCTTTGTATAACTCTGGTGTCGATCTTGGCAGCCTTTTGGGTATCAGTCAGGCTCCTACTGATCCTGGCAACTATGAGGGTTATATTTCTGATTTGGCTTCAACGTATGCTCAGAATCCTGCCTTGCGGCAGGCTTTGGGTTCGTTGTCTCAGGGTGAAGATCCTGTTGGTGTTGCTAAGACTGTTTGGGAGAAGGCGAAGGGTGACGAGTCGTTGATGGGCTATCTGCCTATGACGACTGACACTTTCGGGAATACGGCTCCTGCAACTGAGGCTTCTGTTCAGCAGTTGATCACGAATCTTGCTACGGATATGGCTAAGGAACGACGTGACCGTTCTGCTTATGAGCAGAAGCGTTCACAGTTTGAGTCTTATGCTCAGCCTCAGAATGCGTATGATCTTATTGGTCGTCCTGAGGTTTCTGATGTTACCAGTGCGTATCGTGAACAGTTGGGTAAGCGTGCCCCTATGACTGCTGCTGAGGGTGCCAACCCTAACTCTAGGGCTTACCAGTTGGCGAATGTCACTGGCACTTTGGGTAAGACGACCCCGATGCAGGGGTCGGGGATGGCTAAGCCTGCTTTGTCTTTTGGTGCTAATCAGATGCTTGGCCGTATGGCTAACTATCAGGTCGATAAGGCTAAGCAGACAACTCGGCCGTCTCAAATGGAACTGGATAACCGTGCCCGTTTGGGTGCTATCTATCAGCTTATCACTGGAGAAAGCCTGTAAAACATGGCGTTGATTGATCAGATTCGTGAGGCTGCTGCTCAACGAGAAGGATATAATCCTCTCCCACGGGTAAATGTGGGTTTGGGTGGTCTTGGTACTAGTGCAGCAGATTTAGCTAACGTGCTACGACCAACCCCCGTCACACCGGGGGTTGGTGGTGTTCCTGGCATGGCTGGTTACGGTCCTGGTTTTTCTGCTGATGATATTTCGAAGGCTGTGGCAGGTTTTCAGTTTGAAAACGGTGCGTTCAAGGCACCGGAGCCTTCAACGGCATCAAAGATTTTCAGTGGGATTCTTGATGTCGTTGACACGCCCAGGGCTGCTGTTGTCAGTGGCCTCAAGGAAACGTGGGATGCGCTAGATAGTGGCGATGCTAGTTTCGGGGAATGGTGGCAGCAAACCCGAGACAATTATCGTTTCCGGGATTTGATGAACGATAAGAATGCGTTCACTGAGGAAAGGGGTTGGAATCCTTGGGTTGGCGCAACTATCGGTTTCATTGGTGATATTGCTGCTGACCCGTTGACGTATGCGACTGGCGGTACGGTCAGGGGTTTGACTGCTGGCGGTAGGGCGTATGAGGCTGGGCGGGCTGCTGGTATCGCCCGTGCTGCTGCACAGGCTGAGGGTTTGGGTTCCCGTGCGGTGCGTCGTGCTGGCCGTCAAGCCGTTGATGCTAATAGGGCTTTGGATGCTGCTTTGCGTTCTGGTTCTCGGCGTGGTTTGGCTGAGACGATTGTGAAGGAAGCGGCGAAGCGGAACATTGTTGGTGAGGGTGTTGAGAACCTGGCCCGTGAGGCTGGTTTGCGTGGCCGTGGCGCTTTTACCCGTAAGGGTTTGCAGCGTGCTGCTGGTGCTGACGATCAGTTGTTGCGTGAACTTGGTTTGCAAGCCGATTTCGGTTTGACGTTCGGGCGTGGCAATATCAGCCTGAATGTTGGTGGTGAGCGTGCCAGTAGGGCTTTGGCTGAAATGGCTGAGAACCTGAAGGGCAACATCAAGATGGCTTACGGTAATTCTGCTGCTGCCCGTAAGGCACGCAGCATTTTTACTGGCGGTGATGATGTTATCGGTCAGGCTGAACGTCGTTTCGTGAACGAGGTTTTGACTGGTGCTTCCAGTTCTGCTGATGCGGCCCGTGGCCTTGTTGCGATCAAGCTCGCCAAGGCCGAATCGTATAGTTGGCTTGATAAGAAGATGATTGATGTGAAACGGATGTTCGGTAAGGAACTTCCGAAGTTGTCTGATGAGGACGCCATCAAGTTGGCTGACGATATTGAGCGTGGCATTCTGGACAACGATTTGGCGCAACGTCTGTCCGGGTTCTACGATGATATCCATAAAGAAATGGTTTCGATGGGCCTCGATTTCGGCTATGTCGATAACTATGTGAACCACCTGCTTACCTCTAAGGGTAAGCGGGCCGTCTTAAGTGGCGATACTCGGCTTTCTAGTGCAGGTTTGAATGCTGCTGAGGCTTTCCAAAAGACGAGGACGTTGAAGCCTGGGATGGAGTTCCTTGGTGAAACGATCCCTGATATCGGGTTGGAGTATGCGACAATCAAGCAGTTGAACGATATTGCTTTGAGGCATCCTGATTACGGGTACAAGTTGTTTGAGGACGACATTCGTGTCCTCATGTCTGCTTATATGGCTCAGGCACAGAAAGCGCATTTGCGTCGTTCGATCTATAAGGCTGCCGATCAGGTTGATTTGAATGTCAGCAAGGCTGCGAAACTGAACACTGAACTTGAGTCTGCTATCAAGGCTCAGGATGATGCGATTCGTGCCGGGATGGATGCCCGCCGAGCAACGATCAAGACTGCTAATGCTGAGGTTGTGAAGGCCCGTAAGGGGGTTGCTTCTAACCTGTTGGATACTGAGGAAAAGTTGTTGGCTCAGAGCGACAGGTTGAAGTCGTTGAGTGACAAGATTGATGATGCTAATGATCTTGTCAATCAGAAGCAGGCTGCTTTGCAAATGTGGGAAGGGCAACTTCAGGCTGCCCAGTCCCGTGGCCGTAAGGCTCTCGGTGCCAAGAAGGCACCGATCATGCGTAAGATCAAAAAGTTTCAATCTGAAATTGATGATCTGAACAAGACGATTGATGATGCTACGGCTCAGATCAAGAAGTTGCGTGGCAAGAAGAATGAGGCTGCCCGTAACGCTTTGTTGAAAGACCAGGCTGAACTGTCTAAGCAGTTGGATGTTCTGACGAAGCAGCAGGGCAAACTTCAGAAACAGTACGATAAGCTTTCTGATCCGACTATGAAGCCACCGAATGCGAAGGAACAGTATGTTCTTCGCCAGAAGGTGCAGGGCGCTAACACGAAACTTTTGCAGGCTCGTGATCGGTGGCTGAAGGCCAACGATGCGTACACTGATGCTGCACATGCGTTCGATGTGCTAGTCACTGATTCGGACACGTTGATGTTGCGGCTGAATAATGTTCTCGATAATTTTGATCGGGTTCATGTCGCACGCCAGGGTGTTGATGGGGCTTTGGCTGGCGAGTTGAAGGCTCGCACGATGGTTGTGAAACAGTCGTTGCAGGATGCTGGTGCCGATCCGATTTCAGATATTGTGAAGAAGATGGAATCGCAGGCTTTGGCTCATGACATGTCTGCGTATAAGGCACGTCAAACTGCCAGGGATGCTTCGAATGAGATTGTGAAGAATCTGAGTGACCCTAAGTTCCAGCGCCACATGCAGAGGGTGTTGGAAGATGGTTTCAAGATGATTGATTCACAGATTTCTGTGCCTAAATGGTTCGATGAGGCTTTCCAGTCTGTGCCTAGGTCTGCTGAGGATTGGGGTAAGCTCCGCAAGTTCATTGAGGGTCACGACAAGATTATGAACGTGTGGAAGGGTTGGGCTACTACGTCTCCTGGTTTCGTGTGGCGCAACTTTTATTCTGGTGCGTTCGGCATGTATCTGGATGGTGTTTCAACTCGAAATGTTGTCCGGTTCAATCGTCTGCTCCGTCAGTATCATGAGCCGACCGTGTTCGCACGGGTTGCCGGTAACGGCAACCGTGATTTTGGTTTGGATGCTGCTTTGAAGTGGGGTGCTCAGCACGGGTATTCGAAACGAGAGTTGGAGGCTTTCGAGGAAGCGTTGAGGTCTGCTTCTGCTACGGGTTGGGGTTTGACTCCGCAGGAGGTTGGCAGCCAGTTGATTGGTAAGCGTTCCTGGAATCCGTTCAGTGTGGAGTTCGTTCCGACTGGTTACATTCGTGGGAAGTCATCTGGTGTTGAGGCGCTGCTGCGTGGCAGTCACGGTTACGATGTGATTCTTCGTGGCGGCGATATGAATGAGGCGATCCGTAGGGTCGAAATGTTCCATTTCAACTATCGTGACATTTCAGAGTTTGATCGTGTCGCTAAGCGTGTGATGCCGTTCTGGACGTTCTATTCTCGGAACATGGCTCTCCAGTCTCAGGTGTGGACTAGGTTCCCTCAGAAGTTGAACCAGTCGTATTTCAATTTGAAAAAGAACTTGGAGATTGCTTCCGAGGATGACGATACTGTTGTGCCGTCATGGTTTGAGGAACTTGGTGCGATCAGGATTCCTGCCGGTGAGGGTGGCGGTTCAGCATGGTATTTGACTCCTGATTTGCCGTCTCTCAGGTTCCGGCAAGATTTGGCTTCGATTACTGCTACTGGTGACGAGTTCAATCCGGTCAGGTTGCTGTCGGATACTTCTCCGCTGGTGAAAACTCCGGTGGAGTTGTTGCGGGGGCGTTCGTTGTTCACGAACGCCCCGATGAGAACCGATTTGTTTGAGCGTGGACCTGACGGTCAGATGGTTGCACGTCAGGCACCGTCATTGTTTCAAGGTGAAATCCCGTTCACTGGGATGGCTGTCCCTGGTGTCAGTAATCTGATCAAGTTCGCTGCCGATAAGGCGCTTGCTGGTGATGCTGAGGTTGTGAACGGACAGTTGTTGATGTCTGATCGGGCACAGAAAGTGATTGAGGATATGATTCCGTTGGCTGGACGGTTCTCTCGTCTTGACCCGAATCAGCAGAAGTATCAGGAACGCCGTCTGCAATCCGTTCTAGGGTTCACTGGTGTCCCGTTGCGTCAGAACACTCCGTCGAACATTCGTGGCGAAATGTACGCTAGGAGTATGGATGCACGCAGCCAGGCTGAAGATGATGCTATGCGACGTTTGTTGGAAAGGTTGACTGGTAATGGCTGATTCGTATCCTTGGAGGTACGGTACTTCGTACCGTACTTTGGAGCAGATTCGTGCGGAACTGCTCCCTCATTACCATCCAGAGTATTTGGAACGGCTGCTGGCTTGGCTGGCTTATAAGGGTGGCGAGATTGGTATCGGAGGACATTTCCGTGAGGATGGGACTCAGCCTGACAAGCCGGGGTTTGCGCCGGAGGGCAAGTCGTTTCATCAGAATCAGAAGTACAGTGACGGGTTCATTGGTGCGTGTGCTGTCGATCTGGTGAAAAGGTCCCCTAATGGCGGGATTCATGTCGGTGTTTCTTGGGATGATGTTTTGCCGCAGGGTTCTGCGATCAGTCACGTTTGGGGTTTGCATTGCAACGTGTCGAATGAGGCGTGGCATATGCAACCGATTGAAATCGACGGGCATTCCAGTTGGGTGTCTGCCGGTAGCCCTGCCCCAAGGCAGGGGTATCCGTTTCCTGGTAGAAAGAAGATTGTTGTGAAAGAACTTGTTTTCGATAAGCGTCGCCTGTTGGACACTCGGGAAACTAGCGGGCTTCGGGTTGCTGGCAAGGTGCCTTCGGGTGGCACTGTTGAGGTTCAGGTTCCTGCTGGTGCTAAGGCTGTGAAGGTGAACTTGACTGCTGTTGATGCTGCGGGTCGTGGGTTCATTACTGCTTATCCTGCTGCTACTGCTCGTCCTATCACGTCTGATTTGAACTATCGGTATTCTGATCCGTGTGCGAATCAGATTGATGTGCCGGTGACTGACGGCAAGTTCATGTTGTTTGTGCGTACTGAGACGCATGTGATTGTTGATCTTGTTGGTGTTTGGATGTGATCCTGGTTTCAGTTTGAAACACAAAAACCCCCCACACCGGATGGTGTGGGGGGTTTCTTAGTTTGTGGGTCAGGTTCGGTCGATGTGTTCCTGTAGTTCACACATCTGCTTGTGGAACCATTGTGCTGCTTGCCTGAGTTCTCTCGGGTCGGTGATCATTGCTGACACGCTCGGCCAAAGTCCGATGCCTTTTGACTGCAACCATTGTTCGATGGTTTCAACGTCAGGTGTTTGGGGCTTCGATGCCTGTGCTTTCCTTGTCATGGATGTAAACCCATTCTCCGTTTTTGGCTAGTGGTTGACTGATTTCGTATCGTGCCCCGTTTTCAAACTTCAACGTGTCCCACGGGGCGTAGAGTCTGAGTCGTAGACCGTGGAATGGTCCTCCGACTAGGTTGAAGTAGGCTGAGTGGTCTCGTTTGTGACGTTGGGATTGTTTGATTCGTTCCAGGTCACGTTCCCGTTGTTCTTTTTTGTTCATCATCGGTTCAGTCTTTCGATGATTTGTTCTAACTGTTTGATGCTGATGCTTTCAACTTTCAGTTGACGCATCACTTCCAGTAGGTTCGTTAGAACTTGTCGGGTTTGTTGTGGGCTGTTCATTTGTCATGGTTGAACATGGAGTATTGGAGTGGGAGTTCGAACCATCCGAGTCTGAGCATGAGTGCGATCACAGTGTAGCCGACGATATCAACTTTGGTGTCTCGGACAGATTCGTTTTCTGGGTCCCTGTTGTTTTCTTTAAGGTTCCCGAGCCTGGCGATTTTATCCCAGGTTCGGACTTGTAGTCCTGGTTCTCCGAACCGGAGAATGTTTCTGGGTCCGTAGTCGGCTTGTTTCTTGACGAGGATGTCGATGACTTCTTGCCGGTAGTCACGTTCTTGTTCGGTTTCGTATAGTGAACGCATCGCCATTCTGGCGATGTCGTCTAGTTGCCCTAGGTTGAACAGTTCTTCCAACTGTTCTTGTGGCACTTCGTCAATGTTGGGGGCTTGTTGTCCTTCGAATGTGACGGAAAGTTCGATAACAAGGATTTGTGCTGCCACGTTCCAAGTTTCGGGTTTGACCGGCCACCTGCTTGATAGTCCGTTCAATGTTTTCAGATTGAAACATTCAGTTGCCGTATCCATTGTTCCTCATTTCACGTTCAATGATTTGCATCGCAGAGTTTTTCAGTCGATGAACAACACTTTTAGGGATGCCCAGGATTTCTGCTGCGGTTCTGATTGAGTGCCCTGCGTACAGGGTCGTTTCGATAACGGCTTTTTCTTCTTCCGTTAGATGTTGGTCCACGATCCTTGACAGGATCGTTTCCACTGACATCACTTCCTGTTTGGAGATGCGTGACTCCTGGTGTGGGGCTGCTTCCATCAGGGCTTGGAATGGTGTTTCCGGCTGGTTGTCCAGATGGTTTTCCAGAATCCATGTGCGGCCCGCTACGGGTTCTTCCAGTGTTCTCGGTAGCGGCTTCTCCACGATGTCTTGCCAGGTTTCTTCGCTCATCACATGTACCTGTTTCTGGATTCATACCAATCGGATTGTTCGTACACTTCCCCTACTGGCAACGCCCAATAGGGGCGTTTGCCTCCGTCGAAACTGTCTCTGGTTGCTTTGCCTTGTGCGATCAGCAACCTGATTCTGTTGAGACTGATTAGTGTTTCCCGCTGGTTTTTGTTGTCCCATAACCAGAACCAGACATCTTGGTGTTTGTTCCAGTGTCCGAGCATTTCAAGTTTCTCAAACTTGAACTTGTGCAGCATGTCTTTCCCTGTTCCTTGTACTTCGACAAGGAATGCTTGGGCACCAGATTTCAGTTTGCAAATATAATCTGGTGTGTGACGGATGAATGGTGACAGTGACCAGGGTTCGATGAGAGTTTCGTCTCCCATCTGGTTCATTCCGAAACGATGCTTGATGTGTTCCCAGCGTTGCTCGAAAGCATCTTCGCTGTGATGCCACATTTCGTCATTCCATCGCTGCTGGAATGTTTTATCTTTGAAACTCACTGCTTGACCATCTTAGGGTGAACGGTGATGAACTGGCCCTGAGATTTCTGTTGACCTTGCTTTGTGACTGGCCCCCAGAACGTCACGTCTCCGTTGTCGTGAACGTACAGGAAACGGAACCAGTGGTTCCGTCCTTCCAGCCGCATGATGTCACCCTTGTTGATCGTCTGACCGTTGATCGTAGTCTGATACGTTCGCTTTAGTGAGTCGGAGGTCAAGGTAGTGGACCTGTTTGTCATCTTCATATGCTACTCCGTTCAGTGCGTCCTGGATGGCTTTCTGGTAGTTATCTACGTCACCGGTCACATATTTTGGTCGCAACGATTCTTCGATTTCGTATACGTCCACATAAATGTGGTTCGATCCGATCTCCACTGTCATGCCACACGGGCCTTTCAATGGTTCCGATCCGTGCTGGGCGATCCATGCTTCACGGATAGATTTTTCAAACTGCAAGGTTGGTGCAGGTGTGTACGCCCGCCGTCTCTTTCCGAGACGGGGGCGCTGCTTTGTTCGTGGTCGGCCTTCCCAGATCATCAGTCATCCCATTCGTAAAGAGTTTTACCGAGCATGTAGATGACTGAGATTGTAACACAAAGCCAGATGGATGCGACACCGATGACTGCCAACAAGGTTGCTTCGATTGCTTTCTTCATAGCCAGTCCCCGTTCTTCATCCACCACAGTAACGCTAATGTGGAGAGAATGAAGATGATGTAAAACATTATTCGTCCTCATCTATCATGAGTGCTTCCCAGCATGGTTCGCAGAAACCGGTAATCATTGTTTCTCGTTGCATTGGTGTGAACTCTGGGAAAACGGTTTGGATAAGTTTGCCTCTCATCCATTCGTCGTAATCTTTCTTGTTCAGATTGAAAACTGTTTCAGTGCCACAGTTCGGACAAATCTTGTTCAACAGCATGTTCCCGTCCTTCCTGTCAGGGTATCCGATTGTTGCGTATCCGGCCATAAGGTTACCGGCCCATACGATTCTAACATGATCGTACCATGCTTGCTTATCTTGTTCGGTCATGTCTTTCCACATGCCGAACTTGACTCCGATTTCTGCACCGGACCCGATAGCCATTACAGGGTCCGTTCAACGATGTCAAGCAGGTAAACGTCAGCGTCGGGTCGAAGATAGTATTTGCCCCACCGTTCGTCCGCAGCCTTCACGGCTGCGTACGTTTCCTCTGGTGTGTAACCGGCACGTTTCATTTTGAAAGCCAACGCCACCAGTGCCTCGGACCGGTCCCCGGTCCCGGCTGGCCCGTCCTTGATGAACTGGAACAACGGGTCTGGCATGGTGCGGAACATTACACGCAACTGTGACTCGCTGATTTGCGGGTCAACAATCTTCTTACGTTTCGGTTCTTTCCACTTCTCAGCCCAATACTGGATTGTGCCAGGATGAGTTCTGGATGCCTGCGTGAAGTTGTTGAACCATGTGCCAACACTGACGGGCAGCCCGTCCCCTGTCTCATCCCATTGTTCCATGATGACTTGACGGTCAGTGAAACCTTCCAACGCACCTTTGAATGGGAGACGGACAAAGTTCCCGAGTTGGTCGGGACGCAAATCTTCTGCTTTCGGGTTGGCTTCCCTGGCTTGAAGTCCGATGGTTGCGTAAGCGACCTTCAAGGCACGACGCATAAGTCGGGCTTCGACTGGACCGTCGGAGAACACCCAGATATGCCATCCTTTTGAACGTGACCGTTCAATGAATGGAGTGAATCCCATAGCGCCCAGGGTGACTGCTAGACCGTACGCTTCACCCCAAACACCTGTGTCGATATCACAGCATCCCCATTTCACCCACCACTTTTCGTTTTGAAACCACATCGGATACACCCCGATTCCTTCGGAGCCTTCCAGATGGAAACGAACGATTTGGGGGGTGACGGTGTTCCGTACGCTACGAGCCTGGATGATCGGCTTGTTGTTCTCGTCGGTGCCGACTACAACGTCGGCACCATAGGCTGACATGTTGCCACCGAACAGGTGAAGCATTTTATCTTCGATGAACATCACAGTTTATCTTTCATGGATTCTTCTTCTACCTCTGCCATATCAAGCAAAGCCACTGCCAGTTTGCGTAGATGTGTCGGGTCCAACACTACCTTTGATGCTCTCGGAAAAAACTGGTTGGTTGGTCCGATAAGGATCGTTCCGTATCCTGTGTCAGATACACGAAGAACGATTTGTGAATCTTTGAATGCTTGGCATGGCATCACCATGCCACCAAACTTCTTCTTCACGGTCACTTCAACAATCCTCTCGCTGACCCCTTGTTCTCGTAATCGAACTGCTGTTGGGGTGGTGGCGGCACATCGCCGCCACCGTCACCAATCAGGAACAATCTGCCGGTTGTCTTGTCGATATTGAAGTCGATTTCGTTCGTCAACTCCATAGGTGGCCGCTTGTTCTTCACCAGTTTCGCTGACACTGTGTCACGATGCCGTGGGATTTCAATCTGCAAGATTTCGGTCATCCGATCCTGCCAGTTCTGAATCATCTTCGGGTTCGTTGCGTTCGCAATCTTTGCTTCCAACTGCTGCAACTGATCCATGAAGAAGTTGATTTTGCGTCGGACCACAATCATGAACGTGGCCTGCTGCTCACCACCGAAAGAACCAGAGTCGATACCGAGCGCCTTGCCTCCCGAACCTGCGGTACGGGAAGTCTGATGCAACAAGAACAACGCCACGTTGTGACGTTTCCCCCAACGCTTCAGTTCATCAATCTTACCCTTAGTATCGGTGGCCTCATTCAACTGTTCCGCATAGTCGAAAATGACTGCCCGTGGTGCGCTACCGAAAGCCTCCCCGGCTTCCTCAAACATGACATCCATCTGATGCAAACCGACCGACTCGTCGTACACAGCCAACTGCTGATACTTCTCGGCAACACTGATAAGCAAATCTTTCGCTTCCTTGTCTTGCCGTTGGATGCGTCGTTCAAGTTCTTGTGCGCCAACACCAGTGTCGGCAGCAGCGAGTTTCGTGAGAACAGCGGGGCGGGTTTCATCTGGGGTGAACAGGACGGTCGGGACGTCACGGTTAGCCATAAGGATT